CTCACGGGGTCCACTAGTGGATTTGTCCACTATTGATCTCATAATACTATGAGATTCATGCCTGTTCACACCATATAGGAGTAAGCGCTCATGACTGTAAAAGTTCCTAAGGGTCTCCCCGGACTTGATACCCGGGGTCTTCCTGAGGGCTTTGATCCTCATCAACTTTATGAGTACAGACGTGAAACGCTTATAAAGAACGCTACTGGTATCGAGAGTTTTCTCTGGAAGTACATCCCTTTTGCGTTCAGTAAGTCGTTTGCTTTCGCAATCGATCCTACTGCACCGTTTAAGGTTGCACCTCATAGGATAACTCCCTATAATCGCCATCGAACGCGCTCTGTTGCTTCTGTTTTACAGTTGCGACAACAGCACATAACGAATATCCAAATCGGACATGATCAGAACCCAAATTATGGGGGAATATCATTCTGTTGGGATCCGTTATTGACGGAGATTAGGTCGGTACTCTACGATCAAACTGTTGCAATTATTCCGCAACCGCCTCTCGTAGATGAATCCGACGATACAACATCGCGAACCCGTCTCGTAGGAAGTAAACAAGGTACGGCTCGATTCTTCAAGTCGTATATTGTCTCTCCTGGGAGAAAGGTTCAACAAGTTGTGCGGCAGAAGTGGATATATCACCCGCCTCCTGGTTTTGAACTTAGTCCTCTCTGCTCTGAACGTGGTGGTACCACGAATCAGCGCAGGGATGGCGTTCAGACCAAGACGTATGATACTGCTGCACCTGGAGCGCTCTTCTTCCCTAACAGCCTTACAACTCTGCGAGAACAAGAATATGCTTATTTAGAGAACTTAATCTCTAAAGAGGCTGTCTCCTTGTTTAAAAGTTGGAGCCCCGATAAACGGAGCTCTACTCTTTTTCGCAATATCGTTGAGTTGCGAGATATACCTCGTTCTGTTGTATCACTACAGCAGACCTTGATAAATCTCAGAAGTCTGTATACTTCATTGGCCCGCTCACCTAGTCTTCAAAAGATCGTCTTTGATCTTAGAAACACGGCGAAGGACATACCGAATGAGTATCTTTCTTATCATTTCGGTTGGAAGCAGACTTACAAGGACATTATGGAGTTGTTAGTTTTGCCGCAAACTCTTAGTAAGAAATACGAATTTCTTATTAAAAGAGCGACAAAGCCTACAACGTTCCGTGTCAAACGAGACTACGTCTCGTCTGAAGGATCGGGTCTCCCGTCTTTTGGCTACGAAAGCGACCCTATTGAATATGGCGTTGCCACATCCACTAGGTTGGAGAGGAAAACTCAGCTGCGTTTAGTAATAAATGCAACCTTTGATTTCCCCCCTCCAAACGCTGTCTCCTTCAAATCGGGCTCTATGCTCGATCGGATGGGATTGGTACCTCGCCCTACGGATTTGTATAATTTAACTCCGTGGACTTGGCTAGTTGATTGGTTTACGGGTCTTGGCTCATACGTCGAAGTTATCGATCAAATGAACCGTGACTCTTCACTCATCAACTGGGGTATGATAACCGGACATACAACCGGTCGTCTTATCACCAATCGTCAGTCAAAAGTCGATAGTAGCAGCTACATCTCAGAGGACTTTGTCGGGGATGGCACCACCTATAGTACGGAGGTGTACAACCACGAATCTGTCCTCGAATACGAATGTCAAATTCGTAAAGATGCTGCTACTGCTTTCGTTGTGAACACTACTGCCGCCCCGAGTTTGTCGGGATACCAGCAGTCCATTCTCGGAGCACTTCTTGCTCAGAGAAAGGGTAGTTTTACTCCGAGGTCATAGTGACCTTTGAGCTCAACCATTTATCCACAGGAGACGTCTATGTTAGTCGATCCAGTAACCATTGCAGCCGCATCCCCTACTCCTTCTCTTGTCTTGGCTATTGTCAAGCAAGATGGGTATGGGTCTGAACGGAAAGACACTGGTGGTAACGGTTATTCCGTTATTACCAATCATTCCTATCAGAAAGGCGGAGGTGATAAGCACTACGTCCAAATGACGCAGACGCTGAACGCCACCGATCCTTATTCGGGTCTGACAAAGAAGCAAACTGCTTCTGTGTCCATGACAATCGTCC